GTGATGCTGCACTATATCAAAAAATGAAAACTATTAAAGAGGTTAGGGATGAAAATCCAGATGGACCTTATAAGAAAATTTTACGTGAACAATATGGGATGGTAATTTAATGGATTTTTTGAAAGACATTGTAAATGAGATTGGTGATGATTTTACAAAATTGGCGTCAGAAATTACTGAGGTCGAACAATTTGTTGATACAGGAAGTTATATCTTTAATGGGTTGTGCTCAGGCAGTATATTTGGGGGCATGTCTTCTAATAAGATTACTGCCCTGGCTGGAGAGTCCAGTACAGGAAAAACTTTTTTCTCTCTCGCCGTTGTTAAGAACTTTCTTGATAATAATCCTTCCTCTTATGTACTCTATTTTGATAGTGAGGATTGTCTTACTAAGTCACTTTTAGAAAGTCGTAGTATTGATACTACAAGATTTGTTGTAGTTAATGTAGTAACAATTGAAGAATTTAGATCAAAGGCACTTAAGGCAGTTGATAAATATTTACAAATGCCCATAGAAGATCGCAAACCTTGTATGTTTGTGTTAGATTCTTTAGGTATGCTTTCAACAGAAAAAGAAATTACTGATGTATTAAATGATAAGCAAGTTAGAGATATGACTAAATCTCAACTTGTTAAAGGTGCTTTTAGAATGTTGACTTTAAAGTTGGGGAAAGCAAATATTCCACTTATAGTAACAAATCATACTTACGATGTCATTGGCAGTTATGTCCCTACTAAAGAAATGGGAGGCGGTTCTGGTCTCAAATATGCCGCAAGTACGATCATTTATTTCACAAAGAAAAAGGAAAAGGATCAGAAAGAAGTTGTTGGTAATCTTATTAAAGCTAAGACGGCTAAATCACGTTTAAGTAAGGAGAATAAACAAGTTGAAATACGTCTCTTTTATGATTATCGTGGTCTTGATCGTTACTATGGTCTTTTGGAATTGGGTGAGATTGGGGGGCTCTGGAAAAACGTTGCCGGAAGATATGAGATTGGAGGAAAGAAGTTATATGCCAAACAAATCCTTGCCGATCCAGAAATCTACTTCACCACTGAGGTATTACAGAGTTTAGATAAAATAGCTCAAAAAGAATTTACTTATGGACAAACTTGAGGTTCTAGTTCTTAGAAACCTTTTATATAATGAAAAATATGTTCGCAAAGTACTTCCTTTTATTAAAAGTGAATATTTTGAGGATTATAATCAAAAGGTTGTTTTTGAAGAGATTGTAAAATTTGTTGGTCAATATAATCAACCAGCAACTAAAGAAGTATTATGTATTGAGACGGAAAAACGTCAAGATATTAATGATAATTCTTTTAAAGAGGTTACTGAATTGATTAATTATTTGGAAGATGAACCTTCTGAATTTGATTGGTTAATTAATACTACAGAAAAGTGGTGTCGTGATCGTGCTATATATTTGGCATTGATGGAGTCGATTCAACTTGCAGATGGTAAAGCAGATGAAAGTAAGGGAAGAGATGCAATACCTGGCATTTTGTCCGATGCTTTGGCAATATCTTTTGATACGCATATTGGACATGATTATTTAATTGATTATGAGGAACGTTATGAGTCATACCATAGGAAGGAAGACAAAGTTGAATTTGATCTCGAATATTTTAATAAAATTACGAAGGGAGGTTTACCAAATAAAACTCTCAACATTGCTTTGGCTGGCACAGGTGTTGGAAAGTCTTTATTCATGTGTCATGTGGCAAGCAGTGTCCTCCTCCAGGGGAAGAACGTCCTCTACATCACTCTTGAAATGGCAGAGGAAAAGATTGCGGAGAGGATCGATGCTAATCTTCTTAATGTCCCAATACAAGATATAGTAGATCTTCCTAAACAGATGTTTGATAAGAAGGTAATAAATCTTGCTAATAAGACACGGGGTACTTTAATTATTAAGGAATATCCAACAGCATCAGCACATAGCGGACATTTTAAAGCATTACTTCAAGAGTTAGCATTAAAGAAATCATTTAAACCAGATATCATATTCATAGATTACTTAAATATATGTTCATCTTCTAGATATCGTGGCAATTCTACCGTCAATTCTTATTCGTATATTAAATCGATTGCGGAGGAACTTCGTGGTCTTGCAGTTGAATCAAACTTACCGATTGTCTCTGCTACTCAAACTACTCGTTCTGGTTTTGCTAGTAGTGATGTTGATCTCACTGACACATCTGAATCCTTTGGCCTTCCTGCTACTGCTGATTTGATGTTTGCTCTTATTAGTTCAGATGAACTTGAGGGACTTGGACAAATAATGATTAAACAATTAAAGAATAGATATAATGATCCTACTATTAATAAACGTTTTATTGTTGGTGTGGATAGATCAAAAATGAGATTATATGATTGTGAGCAAAGTGCTCAGGAAGATATAGTTGACAATGGAAAAGATGAGGAGTATAATAATAAAGAGCAAAAACCTAAGAAATTATTTGATGGATTTAATTTTGAAGGAATTGGATAAATTACTATGTAATCAAAAATGACAAAAAAATCATTTAAAAAGAAGAAAAAGGGGCATGTTGAAGAATGGGAGTGGAAAGAAACTTCTGAGGTAAAATTAGCATTAGAAAAATTACATCAAAATATTCATAAAAATATTCATAATAAAATAAAGGAGGAAAATAATGACAAAGCAAGTTGATTTTGAAAAGTATCAGGAATTTGTTGATGCTGTTACTTCTGATGCATCTACTGATTTTCTTGAACTTTCTCAACGTTTAGTAGAATTGGATGAGAAGGGTGCAAATATTGAAAGATTATTGACTGCTGGTGTTGGTATTAATGCTGAGGGTGGTGAGTTTCTTGAAATTATTAAAAAGATGATTTTCCAAGGTAAGGCATGGAATGAAGATAATCGTGAACATATGATTATTGAACTTGGTGATTTAATGTGGTATGTAGCACAAGCATGTAGAGCTCTTGAAGTTTCTTTTGATGATGTAATTGCACGTAATGTAAAGAAACTTGAACAAAGGTATCCTGGTGGTATATTTGATGTTTATTATTCTGAAAATCGTGCAGTGGATGATTTGTGATTAATTAGTTAATAAAAAAATAATAAATACTCTATATAAGTGTTAAGATATAACCATATATAGAGTATGAAACCTTTTTCAAATTTTATTAATGAAGCAATAACTGCTTCTAAAAGAGCAAGAATGCTTGGGTTAAAAAGTGATGGTCATGGTGGATGGTATAATCCTGGTACAGGAGAATATGAAGCAAAAAGTGATTATAGATATCCTTTAGATTTAAAGTTTTTTAATAAAAATCATACAACAATAATTGGTAGAAAGGATAAACGTTCTAAAGGAAGAGAACATGATATTGCTTCTAAGAATTGGGTAGGAAATATTGGTGTTAGAGAAGAATTATCATCTGAAGAATTGAGAGAAAAGTATATTAATAAAGAAATTTTTAATGTTGGTGAATATGTTAAAAGTCTTATTAATGAAAATGTGGGAAAAATTATTCGTAGAGGTGCAAATCATTTAATTTGTGTTACTGAAGATGGGACAATGTTTAAGTCATGGATTAAAGATGTGACCTATAATAAATAAAGTTATAAAGACGTAAAAGTTAAGAAATTTTTCTCATGAGAAAACTTATTTCTGAAGAATTGCCTGCAAGAAATCATCCTCAGGCATCTCAATCAAGTAATTCTAAATCTGATGGAGCTAAAAAACCTAATGATTCTAGTGGTAGAACAGTTGAGGATGATATTGATAAAAGAGTTAGGCAGGCAATTTATGATATTAGATATCGTGCAAGAAGAGAAGATATTACTTTAGAACAATCATATAGTCAATATATTTCAAATAGTAATTTACCTCAAGAATCAAAAGTGCGTGTGAGAGAGAAATTATTTCCAAAAGGTGCTGATGGAGGTACTATTGGATATAAATCAACTACAAAGGAATCTTATACTGATCATGGTATTGATTTAGCGACCACTAGTTTGTCTAAATCATTATATAATGTTTTTGTTGAATCAGATGAGAATAGTGTTTCTACTGAAGGATTAAAAAATTATTTTGAAGAAAAATCATCACCTTCAGAATATAAAAAGTATTCAATAAGAGTGACAGATACAAGAACTGGAATTACTTATTATAGAATAGCGAATATGGAGAAGATACATGAATTGAGAGCAAAACCTAATATTGAAGTAGAATATAGTGAGCATGGAGAAAAAAGTGATAAAAATTATGAGGGAAAAAAGAGTAAAGTTGATGAAGGTCTTCATGAAGTAAAGGTTACTAGAACATCTGATGATGAAAAGAAAAAAAAGAAAGATGATAATGATAAAAAGAAAAAAATAGCGGTGACGCTTGCACGTCAAGATGAATGGGAAATGGAGAAGAAAAAAGCATTACATGCATCTCATGAACCAGAAGGTGAGATGACTGAAAATTCTACACAAATGTCTGCTACTGAAGAATGGAAGCAATCTGGAATATGGAAACCTGATCCTGGAATGAGTATAGAAGATCATATAGAGAAGCGGAAGAATGTCCGGAATACTCCTAAGAAGTATAAAACTGATAAAACTGAAGATCCCGATAAACTTCCACAAGGTCGTCCAGGTGGAAAAAGAGATAGGATTAGACAATCTGTTGTTGATTTTGTTAAGAAAGGATTGGAAAGAGATAAGAAAGCAAAGAAAGAAAAAGCCATTAAGGATAGGAAAGCAGTTCCTTATGCAGCATTA